CCACGTTATCGCGGTCAAAAGCTTCACCAGAACTCATCATGGCTCTCATGCTAGGCATCACGTCTAGGTTAGTAATTGCCTCACGAATTGCCATGACTGTCTCGTCATCTTTGATCTTGGGGAGGACTAAATTAGCTACATACCGATTAACAGTTTCTCCCCAATTTTCTCTACGATTTTCTGAATCGAGCCATTTGGCGTAGCGGCTGGTGTGGATGAAAGCTTGGTAGTCGGTAGGGAAATATGTGTTCATGCTTGTCGGTATTCCTGTTCTAAATCATCTATTAGTTTATTAATGTAGTAACGGCACTTCAGCAAATCCTGCATCGGTGTGTCTTTTAGTGTGTGTCGGGTTAGGTACTTAATTACATTACCCTCACAAAAACTCATCTCATGTGCGCGGATGTAGTCAATAGGCTGGATAGAAGCCTGAGTGTAGTGAGGGGGTTGGTTTATAAGATCAACAGCAGGTTCAATACGCTTCTTCTTCTTTTTAAGCATTAGCTACTTCCTTTAATGTAATTGGGGGGTTCCAAAGAATAGGTGCTTCACCGTCCCAAAGCTCTGCCGTGAGTATTCGGGCCATTCGTGCATTTAGTAGTGCGTCCTCCGCATCACCCTTGTAAGTTTTTAGGACACCCTCCCATAAAGACTCAGGGGTGCCTCGGTGCTTATCTATGATCTTACGAGCAGTGACTTCTCCAATACCCTTACAGCCGTAATAGCCGTCTGTGGGGTCGCCTTTGAGAGCTTGAGTTATGAAGTTTTCGTAAGCTTCTTGTTCAGTTATATGTACCACCGCACCTTTTATCCAGATACGGGCATCCCGTATGGTCAGCATGTCCTTATCGTCACTTACAATGAGATAACGGTCAGGCTCTTGAGTAGCGAGGATACCCATTGTGTCATCAGCTTCTAGTCGGTCTAGTATGACGTGGTTAAATTCCTCTTTTATAAACTCAAGGAGAGGCCCAAAGCAGATGGGCTTTCTTGTTGACTTTCGGTTTGCTTTATAAAGCGGGTTAATTTCTTTACGGAAGTTACGAGGGCTGGATATAGTTACTACTACATCGGTAAGCCCTGTATCTTTTTTAATTGACTCAACCTTACTTACAAAAGCTGCAAATACTTCGTTCTCATAGCAGTGTAGTGTCCACAAACCATCACCCCAGTGAACGGGCTTTTCTAGTGCTGCTGCAATACGATAAGCAATTAAGTCACCGTCCAGTAGTAGTGTATTTCGGGTCATGTGTTTACTCTCCTGATATTAGTGAACTAGCCGTAACTTAAACTGCTTTGGCTTTGTTTCTTCTTCCTCTTCTTCTTCGTCAGCTATGGCAGAAGCCAGTGCAAGGTAGTGCATTAACGTATCTTCATCATTAATTATGTCTACGACAGCAGCGTAGATTGCTGCTCCTATTCCACTTTGTTCAGGTGTGGGTTCACCGTCACAGCCACCACTAAATTTCACCGATTCACAGTCAGATTCAACGGTTAGGGTTATTGTCATACGTCCTGTTTTCATCGTTTATTCCTTAGTGTTTTTTAGTATTATTGCTGCGTTATATGCCGTAATTTTAAACCACTCGTTTTTACGTAACGCACTAGCTACCTCAAGTTCTTGATGAACCTGTAGCTCTACTTTGTGTCGGTTAGAAACTTCGATATGGTGGTGCAGAATGTATGACCTGAAAGGGTCACTGGTTTGATAACTGTTGAGTCGATCTTGAGCATCTACGGCTTTACCTACTTTGACCCAATCAGGCCATGCGGGGTTTTGGATAACGTAGACACAGCCTATGGTTGACTTTGGGTAGTTCTTAAGGGAACTAAAGGCCGCATCATTAAATGATTTGTACCTGCCCGACTTCCACAGAGGGTGGGATTGAGGAATGTACGTACCGTCCACGAACATACGTTTAGCGTTCTTTTTGTTTAAGGGTACGCACCGCCTACGCTCGTCAGTCCTTTTGTTTCTTATCCACCATTCTCCATCCTCAAACGAGGTGTTAATGTTAATGGGTGTCTGCCCACGATTTGCCAATATTATATTCGGCATCAAGTCTAATCCCGAAGTTATAGTATTCGCCTGTTTTCCGCATTGCGTCTTGTGCGTATTTTCCAAACTCATCTCCTGTACCTTCTTTAACTAATACTTGAATTTCGTCATGCACCCACGCTACCTGTTGGTAGTCCTTACCATGTATGTAGCCGTGGGATTTGCAGATTGAATGAAAGATAACTACCCATCGTTTAGCTAAAATCGCGCCACAACTTTGAAGTAAGCTGTTGAGACTTGCATGTTGGTGGCGCACTGGAATGTAGCGACCATCTAGTCCCTTGACCTTGCCTTTTTTGGCTTGCTCTTGTACTCGTTCTTGTAGACTCTTAAGAGCAGGTAAACCTTTAAGAAATTGCTCTTTAAGTCGTGTACCTTCCTTTGCACCTTTGCCTACAATAGAACCAATCTTTGCGCTACCTGCCCCGTAGAGCCAACCATAAATAAAGGTCTTGGCTTGAGAACGTGTCTCTAAACCTGCCGCTTCTTGATTGGCTGTATGTATGTCACCATTAAGAATGACTTTTCCATAGGAACCCTCATCCCACTCAGACATGTAGTGGGCAAGTGCGCGTAATTCCACGCCCGATTGGTCGGAGCCAAATAACTCCCATCCGTCAGGCGCATAGAACAACTCACGGCACTGTTTGCCGTACTCTGCTCTGTCACTGGGAACCTGCTGAATGTTTGGCTTACTGGCTGTGGCTCTCCCTGTAACTGCTCCAAGAGTGTTAGTGCGGTAGTGAATACGTCCGTTCTTACTTAGCTTTAGCCAACCGTTATTACCCTCACTCAATTGTCCAAGGCGTTTGATGAGCATTAGATACTCAAGCAGCAACTTAGCTTCTGGTATTGAATCCTCAATAGCTTTCAGCGTTGTCTCGTTGACCACGACTTGTCCAGATTCGGTAAACTCTGTTGGAACCCAACCACGCTTCTTCAACCTATCAGCTATTTGCTGTCGGCTACTGGGGTTGAAGGGTATGGTTTTGGTCTTTGTCTTAAGCTCAATAATGTTTGGTTCAAAGGTGTCAATCATTAACTGCTTGATTTCATCCCTACGACCACCAAGCTCTGCGTAAAGAAGCACAGCTTTTTCTTCATTGAAGGGGAAACCTATGGCTTGTTGTTCAAGACAGATACGGTGTATGTCATGCTCAAGAAGTATTGCATCCTCGCTGTACTTCTGAGTTAACACATGCTCGTAGAACTTGACGTTCACTAACACATCTTGTGAGCAATACTTAAGCATCTCAGGTGTATAAACCGTCCAATCTGCCGTAGAGCCAAAGTCTCCTTTATAGAAACCCAAGCGGTGCCCCCAAGATTCTAACGAGTGCCTACCTTTAACATGTATTGGTATGTGCCTATAATGCGTAGCATCTACTTCATACATATTTCCCCAGATCAAGCGACTACATATCAACGTATCTGTTAATACTGCGCTTGTGTGCCAAGTTGGGTAAAGCTTTTTAATCACACCTAAGTCGTACTCCATAATGTTATGACCAATAAGCTCGGTGGCTTCACTAAGAAGCTTTAAGCCTTGGTCAATATTATTAGAAGCTGTGGTGAACTTAAGTAACTTTCGTGTCCCCATGTCAGCCATTACAATGCAGTGTATTTTAGAAACTTCTTCTAGTAGCCCATCTGTTTCAATATCAAATACGTAAGTAGTCATATGATTATTCTCTCGTTGGAGTAATTAGTTAGAACCATTGGCAACCATAGCTGCATCGGGGTCTTGCCCAATGACCATGCGGCCTGTGTGTTCGTCAAAGTAAAGGTAGTCTGCCCTTCCTGTACGTCCCGTGTAGCGACACTTAAGTACAGTGAGTAGTGAGGTGTTACGTGCCCTATCGTCTTCCTCTTGCTGGTTACGGCTTATTGCGTAGACATTGTTAGACAGTTGCTTGATTGAGCCTGAACCACGTAAGTCATCTGAGCTAGGTACGTACCCTTCTTCAAACGATCTACCTTGCGGTGCTTTCTTCAAGTGGCTTATGAGTCCTATGTAGACCCCAAGCTCTTGCGTCAACATTTTTAGGTTGTGCATAATACTGTCTATAGCCCTACGTTCATCTTGGCTTTCACTACCTAAGTCACTGACCAATATGGAGAGGTGGTCAATCCAAATGACCTTACAGTTTAAGCCAGTAGCGAAGTATCGAACCTTGTTGTACAGGTCAGTCTCATCAAGAGAACCAAAGGCATCGTAGACGTTAAGCCTAGAGTTACCATCAGTATCTACAGCACCAAAGGTTTCATCAAAGCCTTGCCAGTAGTCCTCTTCAGGTACGTATTCACGTACGTCTGGAAGGTTAAGGCGCTTGCCTATGTGAATACCTATAAGCCCTTCAGCAGTCTCCTCCAAAGGTTCCTCAAGATGA